AATCTACGTCCCTTTTCTTTTTCCAGTTCATGTAAAGCCATTTCCTCAGTAGTACGGCGCTTCCCGCTACCTTTTACACTGGCAAATTCCCATCCACTATCTGGTTCATTAGTACGTTTGTTTACTGTACGTTTAGGTTTAACCGTAACTTTTACAGAATCAGTAGTAATATTTAACTGTTCTCTAATAAGGTTACGAATTTCCTCTCGTACAATACCTTCTATATCTATGTTCATCATTCCTCCTTATCCAAGAATTTATATGTGCTTGTAACATTGCCCTCAATATCATATGTTTTGCATATTTGATGGTGCAATGCGTAATGAGCAATCATTAGGGCGTCAGCCCTTCCATCTAATAGTCCTCCCCGTTTACCATATAAATCTGCTGCGGGGTATAATGTATTAGCTATCTTAGCTACTTGTTTTTTTATAGCTTTACCTTTAGCAGTAACACCTGCAAACTTTTGCCATACTTTTGGAGTTACTGTTTCAGGTGGACACCCAGAACAGAAGACTTCACACATACCATGCAGCATTCCTATATTTCTGCCAAAACTAAAATTAGATTTAGCTGACATTCCATACAGAGAGTGCACGTCTTCTATCCATATAAAACTTGGTTGATATGTAAATAACCAACTATCAATTTCCCACGGAGTTTTATTTTTTAGGTCAAACAGAGGAATCCGCGATGTCGAGCCTTTTGAGCTCAACACGCAGATTGCTCCATTCGCCCCAGGATCTATGCCCGCAATAAGCATAGGTTTCATTAGATAGGTGGATCCGTCTGAAACAAAGAACCTTTAGATGCGTCTGTACTCCCCATAATAGAAGCAGCAGAATTATTGTCCTTCTTGCTGGTGGATTTGTCGACAACTGTGCCCGTATTCTTCTTGGCCCATTTATCAAACTTCTCGGCAGGTTTATCTTCGGAGATTTCTTCAGCAGTCTTGCCTTCAGCATTACCAAAGAATTTACATTGGTTTATGGTACGAGATGCACCGGTAGATACATACACTCCCTTTTCGTTCTTAGCTTGTTTATCCTCAATTACTTGATGAACAGCTACTTTAACGGTTTTACCAATTAAACTCGTTATTACTGGTCGTTCTGTAGGCATTTCCTTCTTTTGTTCTGGATTCCAAATCTTAACAGTTTTCTTTTCTGCAGAATCCATACACTTAGGTAAACGATCGCCTGTAACAGCTACGCATAGAGAATTTGCAATTGAATACCCTGGAAGAGGATACTCTTTACCATCCTTTGTATAGGTAACTTTATTGCCTTTCTCTTTACCGGATCTAACCCAGAAACTTTCTCTTAATTCTGAGAAGTTTCCACTATTCTTTTCCAGAATAATGTTGAAGCTTACTGCTTCTTTTGCTGACTGGTTTAGGTATGCCATTTTAATGGTGGCATCATATACACCAGATTCCCATGCAAAACTACCGCCTACATTTTCAATAGACTGTGTTTCTACATTTTTAGGGAGTTCCCATTCACTCATAAGTTATATCCTTTATTTTGAGTGTTAAAATTAATGGCTCTGTTCTAGCCACCACTATTAGCTTTAGCCTCTTGTTTCTCAAGAAATTCATCTAATACCTTAGTGAATTCCTTAACAGACATGCCTGGTTTTCTTTTTAAAATTTCTGCAGCCATGTGCTGTACTATTTCAATACCAAATTTTGTCACTTCAAATACTAAACTTTGAGATAATTCTTGTTTACTATCTCGCTCATTGTCTATGATTTCATCATTGCCTGGATGACTCATAATTCTCCTTATTTATAATATTCATGAAGTCGATTAATAACATTTTGCAAGTTATTATCTATATAAGTTTCGTTTATAGGCCACATATCCATGGGACTTCGTATTCTTTCATTTACTGTGTCTTTAGTTAATCGAGTTTGAAATACATACTTAAATTCTAAATCTTTCTCTTCTCCTGTAATTTTATATAATTTAGATTTAGTAACTTTATCGTCTAATTTTTCTAAGGCCATTTTCTTAGTAGATATCACAGTACTAAAGAAACTTTCTATCCCTACGTTCATTAGAGAACCCTTAACTTTAACTACAGTTTCATTTACCATCTCAGATTCATTAAGAACGTCTGTAGTATGAGCTAAAAATACAACATTTTTGGTGGATTTAGCGACTACTTGAGACATCAGTTGTTTCAAATATTGAGCATATTCTCCCCATGCTGTTCTAGAATCAGTAGAAGGTATAACTCTGGTACTCTCAAACATGTCCATAAGATACGTAAGAGTATCTATAACAATAGTATGTATTTCTGGCATTTTTTCTGCTTCAGCAAATGCCTGAGGTATTTGATCTGTGTTTGTTACAATTAACTCTTTAAATTTTGTTTTAAATGGCAGTTTCTTGCCATTCTCGCAATTTAAATACATTACTCCTTCAGGTTTATCCATGCCCATTAAGCTAGCGCTTTTACCAGAACTGGACTTTCCTGAAACTAATACTAGATGATTATTAATCATATATTTTTCTCCGTCTCTATTCTTGTTTCGTTAAGTTCTTGTACTTCTTTCTCAAGATCCCAAATTTGTTTCTCGAGTTCTTGAATTTTCTCTTCTTTTTTGTCGTCAACTATGTTGTCCCATACGTTCCCACATACCTTCCACAATGAAGAAAAAGCTTCTTTTACCTGAGTTTGGTCTTTTTCTGATATACCAAAGTTCATGTTATTTCCTCCTTTTTTGAAATTCTTTACTAATTGATTTAACTGTACTATTCCTGAATTGCTCTTCAGGTAATGGGACTTCTAATGATTTATTAAAAGTATCCATTTTATCTATTATATCCGGCAATGACCAATCAGCGTCGATCATCACCATCCCATATCTGTATAGGTGATTAGCTCTATTACCTTTAGATGTATTAGTTTTAAACCAACGCTCAATATTACCGATGCCAGTAGCTGTAATTTGTTCTTTTGTTTCATCAGATTTTTTAGTCTCTGGAATAAACATAGTAGCGTCGATAACATTTCCTTTATTGTATTCGTAGATTCCTGGATGAGTAGCCCATTTCCTAGCAATATCTTTAGCGCCTTCGTCTACAGGAAATGGCAACCATTCAAATACATTCATCATGAATTTAGAATAGTCGTCAGACGTTAATTTAAGTCTATGAGATAAAGGTAAAATAAGCCTAAACCTGTTAGCTTCTTCAGTATGTCTTTTAGTGGTAGATAGCAGGAATGAGTAATCCTCTAATAATACTTTAACTAAGGATATACTCGCGTCTCCATCGCAATCCAGGATAAGTAGATCAAATCCTGGGATAACATTTTCATTCTTACGATGGCCATTAACGAATTCGTGAGCGGTGTAATGGTGCCCCTCTAGAGTAGTTAATCTATGTAATAGATCAAATGAGGGTTTTGGATCGTGGGTATCAAAGTTATACGCAATATCCTGGCTAATTGCTACTGTTAGGCTGTTTAGATCTGTCTCTAGGAGAGTTTCTCCTTGAAAAAACTCAATATTATCCAACATTCTGCATTTAATGATAATATTGTTTCTATACCCAAAAGCCATGGCTAAAGTCATTAATTCCTTTCTTTGGCTCTCTGAGCCTTTGTAGAATGGAAGTTCTTCCATTAACTCATGCTGGGTGACCTCTTGATCAGAATTGGCTAAATAGTGCGCTAAACGCTCATAAGGGCCTTGTTTTCTCATAAGAGCGTGAAATGCCTCTCCAGAGTCCTCAACTACGCTAATAGCGTAATCTAGGTGATCTCGTGTAATTTCTGTGGAGTTATCAGTAAAAGTATAGGCGCCTGCTAATTTAAGAGCTTTAAAGTATCTATGGGCCATTTCTGCTCTGTGAATATCCATATGATCTTTGTAATTATCTGCTTTTTCTTCACATTTCATTTGATAATCAACTAGATAAATAGCGTCAGCCTCTGACATTTGTAATACGGGGTTAAATGGTCTTTTAGCAAAATTAGTGAAAGTTTGCTGAATTTGCAGGATATCCCTGCCTAAATTAACATCTGTCATTTGTCTAAATCGTTCCTCCGCAGATGCATATTTAGTCCGATTATTGTCTACTGTGTATCCGTATAATAATCTACGGCCATAACCCGTTTCCAGAAATTGCTTGAATTCTTCCTCAGTTTTGCCTCCATCCAATAATTTGGTAGGTGTACCAAACATCATTAAATTAGTAGGAGTATTTCCTGGTAATTCTTCCAATCTGACGTTTTCCTGGGTATTTTTTATTAGTTTTTGCTTTATTAAACCTCGGTCGTAAAGCTCCATGAATGCATTTAGCACGTCTGTGTTAGTTAACATGTTTGATCCAACTTCATCTAATTCGAAATTTATGGATCCAGCTGAAGCTAATAATAGTTTCTCTCGCATTTGTTTAACTGCAGGTGAAGTTCCACTATCAAAACTAAATGCCAGTTCTCCTAGACCTGCAAATTGTGTTTGTAGAGCTGCAAGAATATTGCCGTACTCTTCATCATATGGCAAAAGAGTTTGTCCTAGATTAATCCGTCGGTTAGCTCTTTCTTGAGCTATAGTTTCTAAATGTTCCTCAGCTTTTCTTGGAAATATATTATTTAAAAATTCTTTTCTGAAGTGGTCCACGAATTCTAGTTCTATAATATTAGTAGAGTGTCCCTTTCCTGTTCCTGATACCATCAGATTTAGTACATAAGTATTAACTGGAATTACGCCTCTGTCTTTTGTTTGGATATTACATCGCATCATAGATGCAATTTTGGATAAATAGTATCCAGTTAGAATTCTAAAGAAATGCCGATTATCGTTGTTAACTTTGCGAACTAAAATATCTACTATCTTTTCAGAAAACGGATGGTATTTTTTCATGAGACTCCTTATTTAGTTTTATACATTTCATGTTTGTCGGTACATACAGTACCTTTGTCCTTTACCATCTCTCTTGCTTCTTGGCATTCTGACTTGCTATTGTAAGTTAGGTGATAGTAATGAGGCCTAGTATCGAACCACGAAGGTTGGTATGTA